ACCGCTATATTGAATTTAAAAGATAAAGTTTTATCATCAGTTGGTTTGACCTCTGATGAAGGTGATACAATTAAAAACTCTGTTCTATCCGTCAGTGCTGATCAGTACACTTCTATTATGAAAATGAATGATACGCACACTATCGAATCTGATTCAAAAAATTTGATCTCAACATTGAAGTTTTTATTCTATGGATATGCTTTCTTTGTTTGTGACTATATTTTGTTGCAGATCGCAGCTGTCAGTCTCGCTGTTTTTGTCCTTAAGGCATACAGTGACAATTTTGATCTCTTGACTCCTTTTTTAAACGAGTTAAACAAAATGCAAGACAGTCTTCAAGAGTTTCTTAAGAAAGAGGCTAAACCCATTGCTAGAGCTTTAGGTTTCGAGAAGATACCTAAAGAATTGAAAGACAAGATTAGACTTAATCTCACTTCTTCTCAGCGAAAGATTAAAACCATAGTTACCTTCCTTACTAAACATGACAAAGTAAGGACTCTTCTCAAAAAGGTGTATGACAAGACTAATGTCATCGATTACACCCTTATGTTTGGAGTTTTCCTTTCTTCTGTTGTTGGGTTTGTTTTTTCGATACCTACTGGTTATTTGGTAATACTTCCAACTCTTTATGTTTTGAAGAAGGGAGCTATTAAAATTTTGAAATTTAAGTTCTCTCAATGGTTCCTTGCTATCCAACTTATCATTGTTCTTGGTATTTGGATTCTACTTAAAACTCAACTCAATGTTACAATTCATAACAAGAAAAGTGCTCGTCATTATGCTTCAAAAATTAAGCCGGAGTCAAAAATTATTCAAATTAAAGGCAAAGACTTTGTTTTTGTTGAAGATGATAAAGATCCACAAGATTCTGTTCTGATAGAACGGAATTTTGCTACTTTTCTTATGTTTGCTTACAAAATCACCATGAAATCATTCACTTGGGTAATTCTTTGTTGTATATTTGTTTTTGTGGTAGTTGAGTCTGTGAACAGAATGTTTGGTCTCATTGATAGAGGTGAAAACCTCGTTGAATGGTGGACTCAAAAGACAGGAGTTAAGGTTCCTGCTTTTGTCGTTCGCCCTTTTGTTGTCATGTTTGCAGTTGGTGGAATGTGTTTGATTCCCTTGGCTACTAAAGCCCCCATTATTGCAACTAAAATCATGCCCAAACCAAAATTTCCTGGTAAAAGTTTTGATGAGGTTTTTACTATCGAAGAGAACGAAGTTGTTCCTAGATGGTTAAAACCCGAAGAAGTCAATGACCCATATTTGGCGAGGTCTTACAAAAGCCGGAGTGGAACTGGTAAAGTTTGGACTGCTGGAGCTATGATTAATGCAGTAAAGAAATCACCGGCCGTTGAGGCTGAAGATGTAGTTTCCAAGGAAGAAGTGATAGAACACCTTTCCGGGTTTCCGATCTTTGGAGATTTAACAATTAACCAAAGGTTATTTGCTTCACACATTCACGTCAAGAATAACAATCCTGACATTCCCTTTGAACAAAATTGGGCTCAGCTTAGAAGCCTTGTTCCACTTTTGCATGAAGATGACACTGTCTCAATTGATGAGACTTCTGAAGATGATTATTTTGTTGCTGAAGGAAAGACTATGGCAGCTAAACAAAGGCGGTTGAACTCCCTCAGAAATAACACTGAGCACGCGAGGCGCCTTTATGGCTCAACACAGTTTATCAAACAGAACAATTTGGTCAAATTCATTGCTTCTTCCACTCCTCAATATAAAGATGAACTTGCTAAGAATCTTGCAAATGGTTGGGTTCTCTTATCAGATCCTCATGGTAACACTACTGGAATGTATTCCCGAAACTACCAGGATTCACCCATTAAAGACAAGATTTCAGAAGTCTTTTTCACACAATTTTTGAGAAGTCTAGAAGAAGAACATGGAGGTTTAGTCGAGGACCATGCTAAAATCAGTGAATTAGTACAGGGCTTCAGATCAGGTGAATATCAGAAACAAGATGATGAACTTGATGCCGAGCGTGAGCTTCTACATGATAGACAGCATGTTTCTTTCGACATTGAAAAATCTCAGAAGCCGAAAGGTGGTAGTAAGGCCCAAAGAACTCAGCAAACTCGCAGAAATGCTCGAGACAAGAAACAAAACCGTAACACTGGCCAGTTTCAACCTGAGTCCTTGGTTTTTCAAGATTTGTTAGTCACCAAAGCAAAACTTGGTCCGGTCCTTAATGACCTTGTTAGAAGCCCAGGCTTACTTCCAGCACTTCAGGCTATTAGTAACATTGAATCGTTACTAAAACAGCGACAAAAGTTAAACTCTTTGTTACAAGAGCTCTCCAAGAGAACTGATGATGTTTCTGCACTTTTTAAGAAAACAACTTCTTTAAAAGAAGAAGCGGATAAACAAATTGAGTTACTAAGATCTACTCAAGCGCCGAAAGTAGAACCTTCTATCGATATGAAGAAGGTTACTTTTAATCCTGAATCTAAAAAGCTAGTTCCAACTAACACATACAGAGAATCTGCCAAGAAGGCTGTTGTTGGCTTATATGCTAATGGTCAGCTGCTTTGCAGAGCTACTCGGGTTCCCAATGGATACTTCACTGTTAGACATGTTTTTTATGAACAGTTGGCTCAGAACGAGAGATCTTATAAAAACAGATTGCCATTTCAATTCTATTTAGGTAGATTGGAACCAGTTCAAGGTGAAACCTTTATCCGTCTCGATTTTGACAAAGAGACTGGAAATGTTCTTGAATTAGAGAACACAGATTTGGTTTTTGTTGCTACTACTCAAGGGGTTAGCGGGTCTAGTTATCTGAAAGTCGTGAAAGACTTATCTATAGTCTCTCAAAAAGGTGGGTTTTACCTTAATCCTACTGGAGACTTGAGTCATTCGACCATTCAGACATTTGGACCTCTTGAGTACAAAACTTCCTCGAAGACTGACAAGGGTGTGGGTTCGTGTGGGACTCCATTCATTTCAGTTGTTTCTGGTGAAGGTGTTATTGGAATTCACTGTGGTTCAGTGGATGGGTCTGATGAAGTTAGATACAATGTTATGATCCGTGTTTCCGGAGGACTTGTAGCTAATGAAGTTGAAAAATTTCTCAAGGCCCGGGGGTCAAAAAACGACCCACCCCCTCCTATTTAAGGGGGGGTTTTGTACTGGACGACATCGACTTAAGGACTTGTGTCGCTCCAGAATACTCACCTTTTAAGTCCTTTTCAAAAGTGGGATATGTTGAAAATGTTAAGTTTCCACAGAAAGTTCGATCTATTCGTGATGACTCCCTTGACAGTGTAGTTGGATCATTTCTAACTCCTGGCAAATGGAAGATCTCACAAGTTGGTGACATGTCGACAATTCACCCCGAAATGCAAAAATATGATGTTCCTAAAACTTATGCTGTTTCTAAAAACATGTATAAGACTTGGCGGTCATATTGTCTCAAGAATTTACATTTAGCTCTGGATACTTCAATTTACCCTTGGAAACAAACTTGCTCTAATACTGACGTTTTACTTTCGTTGAAGAAGTCAGGCGCCGGTGGAGTTGGTTTCAAGGGCAAAAAAGAGGATTTGCTTTTTAAACTTGGTGCTTTCGCTTTGAATGTTCTTGACCACCCTCGTTGGGCTCTCACTACCTACCCGACAGTTTGGACTACTCTCCAGAAAGAAGAAGTCCGTCTCTCGGAGAAGAATCCAAGAACTTTTCAATTTCCCCACGCTATTTACCACCTGGTTGGTACTAAAGTTTCATTGAATCTTAATAATTCCTTCAAGAAAAACTGGAAAGAAACACCTTTTGTTGTAGGTTTTTCACCCCAGAACGATTTAGACGATTTATTTTCCCGATGGTTGAAGGATGGGATACTTGGAACTCTAGTAACTTGGGATGGTGTTAATTTTGATAGATCACTCCCACGATTTATCATGAAGATTGTAAGAGATTACAGGATGACATTTGCTCAGATGTGTGAGCTTCATGGAGACAAGAATGACCACTCTGAGATCATTAAACTTGTTTATAAGCAGTTAATAGATAGAGTGCACATTCTCCCTGATGGTACATTATATTATACCACAGGTGGAAATCCCTCTGGCTCACCAAACACTACATTTGACAATTGTCTTGCACATCTGATCCTCTTTTGTATAATGCATAAATTGCACTGTATGAGGTTTCAAGATTTTCCTCACCCTGATTTCACAGATTTTGTAACTGAGGTAGGGTTAAGTTTCTTTGGTGATGACGGCGCAGCTGCTTGCCATGACGAAGCTACACTTAATTTCTTCCGTGAGGTACCCAAATATTGGAGTCAACTCACCGATAGAGAATGTAAAATGGAGTTTCATGAAACGCTCGACTCATTTGTTTTTCTGGGTTATTCTTACTTTCTTAAAGATAGCCACTACTATTTTTATGGAGCTGATCCCTCTAAAACTAGTTTTGGTTTACTTGAACGTTCTATGCTTTGTGGACTTGAGCCAACTCAAGCTCAACGGGTTTTAGGACAATGGCAATCGTTTTCGAACCTTTTAATGTTAGATGGTCCAACTTCCGATTACATGACGAAATCCTATGAATTTTTTAAGATTTTGGACAATTTATTAATGGTTTGGTCTAACGACGGTGTGCTTTCAGCAGATCTCAATAAGGTCTTCCTACGTGATAGAGCTCATAAGCTCCTCGTAGGGGTCATTCGTGATTAGTTTATATGGGTGGGCCCTCTACTAGGCCCATATTCAAGAAAGGAAGAGACGAAAACAATCTTCAATTTTAAGTTTTCTTAGGGCTTCTAAACCCTCTGAAGTAAACCTTATTATTCCTCAGATGCTTTCTCATTTCTGGACTTGGACAGCGTACTTATTTACAACAAACATGAATAAGCCATTAACATTACAAGAATTCGAAACAAAACATGCCCTTAAATTTAAACGTGACAAGCTGTCTAGAGCAGAAAAACGCAAGAGATATGATGATTACCTTAGAACTGTCAAAGATAGTGCTACTTCTCATGTTGGTCATACTACAGTTAGTAGGATGCCACCAGCGAAAAGAAAGGCTCCGTCTCGTAAGTCTATAAGGCTCAAACAAACCGATTGTGTTAAACGTTACCTGCAATCAGTTTGTGATCCTTTTGCCTTTGACGCAGCAGTCCCTATACCATCAGTGGTTCCAGACATAACCCCTACTTCCTGTTTTCAACATCGTGAAATTTTACAAGTTGATATTATTTCAGGGGTAGGAAACAGTCTTATGTCAGTCATGACGAGAGGAGATGTTACCCGTTTTAAACAAATTAACCATGTAGATACATCTACCAATGAGTTTTTTCTTGTGCCCCCAGTAGCTGATGGTGCTAATAATTCTATGATTGGATGGTTTCAGGTTCAAGAAATTTATGCAGATATTCGAGTTGTCTCTGCTGGTATTAGAGTCCGCTTCACTGGTCCTCCGGTTGATGCTAAAGGTGTGTTAGCAGCTTCTATGCTTCCACCCTCTTTTTCCCCAGACAACCAAGTCATAACTTTTGATAACATCGCCCAACTCCCTTGGACCAAAGTTGGTCCTGCCATTGATGGTATCGAGATTATTGGAATTCCAGCTGTTCTGGATGCCCCTTATCGTCGTACCTCTTCACGCCCAAATTTCGTCACCGGCCAAAACGCAGCAGGCGATTGTTGGGATGGTCCTAACAATTTTGCCTCGAACCCTGGTCCGGCTGAGTTAGAACAGTATTTAGATTTTGTTATGCACATTGATCCTACCTTGTACACTTCTACTACTCAACTTGAATACAATGACGCTGTAAGAGATCCTTGTTACCCAATGTTGTGGGTTGGTGGTTACAATCTCCCTGGAAATGCTTCCTTTGAAGTAGAAATTGTGTATAACTTTGAAGGACACCTAAGACTTCAATCGAATACCTTTGGTACTCCTTCTCAAGCTAATACAACTCCTGCTCTTGCTGATGCAACAAAGATTGCAGCAGCTGCCCAAGCTCTGAAATTAACCTCTGAACACGTTGGAGTTGCTTCTACTAGGGCCTCCCCTGGTCTTTCAAAAGCGACAAAATCGCCTAATTGGAGTAGTATTTTCAACTCTGCAATTAGTGCAGCTCCTTCTGTAGCTTCTTTTGTTAATTCAGCTCTTGATGCAACTGCCATGGCCTCTGGAGCCGTGGCGGCAGCTTCCCCAGCACTCGAATCAGC